ACTCGTTTTGCGTACCCGCAGATTTTCTTTGCGCTTGCGCGGCCAAAATGTTTTGCTCTTGGCCATATTGCGCCAACGGGTCAGTTAATTGAAGCGATTGAACGCCAAGTGAAATTCTAGGGTCGATAGGCATTACGCACTCCCCAAATTTCTAAGCGCATTTGTTCTGTCTTGGGCGCTTGTGTAATTCAAGTAAGTATTCAAACCGCCGGTCAAAGCATTTGCCCCACCAACATATCCTGACGCCCGCGCAGCCGCGCTGTTGGTAATGTCGTTGCCAACATTGGTCGCCATAGTTTGGCCAGCGTTGCTGACTTGTTGTGCAGTTGTTTGGCCCATACCTGTCAAAGATTGCAAAGGAGCTAAACTAGCGTTGCGTTCAACTTGGTAGCGATTAAAGGCATTGGTGTATTCTTGGCTGCCCATGTCTTGGCCGTAGCGCGTTGCGGCTTTCAGCGCCCCACCAGACAGCAAACCGCCGCGAGATGCAGCAGTTCGATCCAATTGCTTTTGGCCTTCGCTTAGACGAAACGCATAGCCTGGATCAGCTTTAAATTGATCCATACCAAACGGCGTGTATTTTGATGCGGAAACCAGTTCCGGCAATGCGTTGACGCCTACGTCGTAGAAAGGTTTTTGACGTCTGACTGTGTCTTGGTATTGTTCGTATTGCAAGTCCGCAGCGCGGTCCGATGAGGCAGCTTGTGTATTTGCGGCTCTATTTGCGGCGCTTGACCCAAGTAACGAGCTGCCAATAATTGCGGCGGGGATCATCCATGCGGCCATATCAATTCTCCTTAACTAATTCTTTTGCAATTGACATTACTTGTTCCATGTCATGCGGTTGTGTCAAGACTTCATCAATCTTGTCAGTATCTGTGCAATCAGTAGCGTGGATGCAATACCAAACAACGTCTGTCAATGATCTAACGCCATGATGCGCGTCTGCTTCGATAGTAAGGCAAGCTGGCGCGTGGATTACTTTTTTCTCTCCATCTACGATCAATTCAATTGATCCACTTGCCAAAATAGACAGGTGCGAAAAGGTGTGCTTATGGTGCAAAAGCAAATAATCTGCGGGCATCCGCATTTCTTTAGCATATACGCCTGAACTGAAATGATGGTGGATCACGAGATTTCCCTTCCGCTGACGCGCATGTTGATGGCGCTGGCTGTGCCTGCGATTGTCGAAATAAAACCGCCGGATGGCAAGATGTGGCCAACAAGCTCAGGAAAAATGTACGTTTCAGACGCTGCCAAGGATTTGGCTTTAACGATCAAGTTGTCGTTGCTGGGGGTGCCCGTGGCGGTGATCAAGTTGACGCTGATGGTGACCGCAGAGCCGCTGTAGTTGGTGGCTGTGAATTTGTCAATGATCGTGGTTACACCATTGGCCGTGTATTGCGTTGTCTGAGTTGCCTCAACGGTTTTGGCTGGCACTAGATTTTTGGCAGTTACAGTCATTGATGCACCTTTTACAAAACAACCCAGCGGGAGCCGGACGAAACCGTCACTGTCTGACCGCTAGCAATGGTGATCGGCCCAGCCGACATGCCTGAATTTCCAGTGGCTATAGTGTAACTCGTTGAAACGGTTTTGCTGTTGACGTAAATTCCGTTGCCCGCGTTAAATTGTTGGGCCAAGAATTCGCCTGTAGAAGGTTTGTACAGCAACTTGGCGTTGCTGGTGTAAATTGTGGTCGGGGTGCCTGTTATGGCGTCGGCAAACAACGGGTAGACGTTGGTGGCCGTGGCGGTGTCATTACTAAGCGCCGCGCCTGATATTACCGTGGCCCATGTACCGTCCCCCCGCCAATAGGTCGTGGCCGACGCGCTGGTGCCGCTATTCAGATTGGCGACTGGTAAATTGCCAGTGACTTGAGATGCCAAATCCACGTTACTCAGTGTGCCACCCAACGTAATCGTGCCAGAAGTCGTAATGGTGCCGCCGGTCAAGGTAACTCCGTTGACTGTTCCCGTAGTAGCTACCGACGTAACCGTACCTGTACCACCAGTAGATACAGAAGGCGGCGCAAGTTGCAAATCATCCAAAGATGTCTGGTTGTTGCCGCCGCCGGTCAAGTTAAATAAGTTTAAAAAGAACCGGTACCATTCACGCGACATCAACCCCGTGCGGGGGTCAATAAACTCGACCCGCGACGAAGGTAGGTTCGTTATATTGAGTTGTTCAGGCATTGGTCGGGCTCAGAATCAATTCAGCGCCCATGACGGCGACCGATACAGGATCGGTGCCAGACACTTCATAGACCCTGTCCCGCAGCTTGAGCGTCATGCCCAATCGCCGCCAGAATACGCGCTGATAGTACGCGCCGATTTTGCCCATTGGTGCCCAATGCTCATTACTCCATGTGTGGCCACCATCGTCTGACCAGCGCAACATGACTTGCGGGTCGTCGCCTTGGCCAGTAGCCAAACCAGTACCTGACTCGCAATCCAGTTGCAAGCTGTGGTGGGCAGTGCGCTTGAGGTTGTTCTGACCGCTGGGCAGCGCCCGCCATGAACGCAGCCATTTTTGAGGTTCGTCATAGTCAGCGTAGACATTTAAGGTCATCTTGTAGATGTTGCCATTCTCAAAGTCGCCCACAATCGTGTTGCCACCAAAGTTGCACTGACAATTTGACCGGTGACGGGTAAACACGCCATTGTCCCAGCCAGCACGTTCGTGCCATGCTTGGGTGGCTACATCGAATACCCACGTGGCGTTGCCGGTGGGGAACGTCAGCACATAAAAGGCATGGCCTTCTTGCTGGTATGTGTATGCCACCGCGTCTGAAATGTCGCTGTATTGAGCAATTGCGTACTCAATAGCATGGGTGGACACGCGCTGGCCAGTGTAGCCATTGGCTCGGTAGACAATACCTTGGCCACGGGCGTCAGTGCCCAGCCAAAACAAACCGTTGTCCAGCTTGGCCACTGAGAATGCCGCCACGCAGCCAATCTCGTTAAAAGCACCTTGAATACGGGTCAGGGGAAAGTCGGCTAATCCCGCGTCGTACCAGACTTCAATTGAGTCGGTGCCAAACATCCATGCTTCGCGGTGGTCTACATTGATTGCCACCAAACCGTCGGGCGAGCCCTCGGTGCTGGCAAAATCTAGTGGATCGACGGACAGGCCGTCCAACAGGGATGTCACCCAGACTCTTTGGCTATCTGGCTCATTGAACACAAAATAGCCGTCCAAGTAGCCCACGGTCACCGCGCCAGGAAAATCTGGGTCAGTGATTTGGGCAAACACGTTGGTGACTTCGTTATATATATAGCTGTCAGGATTGCAAGCAAAAAAGATTTGGGTACCGTTGTCAGCAATTGACACGGGGCCAGTGCCGGTCACGGTGCCCAACAGCGTAGGCACGGCGGTCATGCCCGTAACTTTATAGACTTCCAAACCTGACACAACATAAAAATCAGAACCATTGGTCTGATGCGCCCAAAGGGCACGGATCGGGCCTGTGCCAATGGTTTGCAGAAACTCAAGCCCAGGGCAGCGCGTCAAAAAAGCCGCTTCCTTGCCGCCGTCTGGCGTGGCCTCTGGGTACAGATTGACCATGCGATTGTCGGCAGCATTGACGCTGCGGGCAACGTAGCTTGCGCCAAGAATCGGGCTTTTCATCAATAATTACCGGCGTAGATGTTGAACCGCTGGCGGCTGGCCACAATAGCGTAAGGCATCGACATGATGTCGTCAGGGTTGTTGATGCGTTTCAAGTTGCGCTTGGATGTCATTGCAATGCGTTGCACTTGAGGGCTAGGCTCCACGCCAAATTCAGGTGCAATTTCCATTGCCAAGTTGTATGTGAACGCCCGCAAATAGCCTGGAGGAAACAAGATTTGAGTTACCAAAGTGGCTGGCTGATCCAACTCTTGCACGCTAATAAAGTGCCATTCCAAGTCCCGTGTGGGCTTAGGATAGACCGTCATCTGAATATTCGGGTATTCCATGTTGATCCACATAACCTGTGGATAAGTGGAAGTTACGGTTTTGACCGCAATGCCATCATATTGCTGCTGATTGATAAACTTGATACCGTAAGACACGTTGGTGCCTGGGTCGCGGTAATACGTTGCATCGTCCAACAAGATCGGGCGAACGCCCACAAAATCACCTGTAGGGCCCAGATGGCGCTGAATTTCGCCAGCAGGCCAAGTAAAGGTTTGATCAATCGTATTGAAAACAGCTAACCGCTCAGTATTCCATGAGTCAATCATTTGGTTGAGCGCCATCAATGCGTCTTGGGATACGGACGCGGCTGGAGTCTCACCTTCAGCCAACACACCAAGCAATCGCAATGCTCTATTGATTTGATCGCCAGCAGTGTATGTGGCCATGTTTAAGCTCCTTGTTCGACCACCTCTGGTGGTCGGCTACGACGACGTTTGACTTCCTGTGGAGCCGCCTCAACAGGCGTGTCTAAAGTATATCGCACCCAACCATTTTTTTCATCCGCAACAGCTTCCATTTCCATAGTCGCAACTTTGGCACCATGAACCGGATGAGACATGTAAATAACAGACATAGTTTAAAAACGGGAGCTTTTGGCCCCCGTTTGGTTTAGCTTGCGCCGTGGATGATGGAAAAGTTGATGATGACAGCTTCAGAGTATGAAGTAGCCGTAGTCAAATTTCGCAACGTGATTAAAGCAGAACCAGCAGCCAGATAAGAAACGTAAGTGGTGTACGCCCCTGCAGCACTACCGGTAGTATTGCTCGATACACACACAATAAGCGTGTCATTGGTGGAAATCAAGCTATTGGTCAAAATGAACGACACCGCAGTGTTTCCCGCCAACGCCGCAGTATCCATTGTGATACGTCCAGCAGACTTGTTTAAGGTCACGCCAGTAGATTTGCTGGTGGCTTGAGTTACAGCGCCTTGTGCAGTTGATGTATAGCCAATTTCGGTGGTGGCATACACGGTTGTGCCAACCACGGTTGTTGGTGTAACAGCACCAATGGTGCCGCCGTCAATGTCTTGGTCACTGTATGCAACGCCAATTGATTTGGTATTACCCATTTTTTAATCCTTTAAAAAATAGGGGCCGAAGCCCCCATTTGCTTACACACGATACAAAGACCAAGTAGCGTCACCTGTTTTGCGTGCGCGGAAAGCTGCCGAAGTGCCAGCAGTTGCGGCAATCGTCATCAAACCTTGCGAGCCAGATGAACCAATTGACCAACCAGTAGCCGTAGTTACGGTAATAACACCAGAACTAGAGCCATCCACGTTGATGATATTGAAGTCAAAACTTGCATTGACGGGCACGCTTGGGAAAGCTGCGTCCATTAAAGCGCAAGTTGGCAATGTGTATGCCGCTGCCGACGTGCCTGGTGAACCAAGAATAAGTTTGGTAGCCAGTTGAGCCGCTGTCAATGTTGCAGCGCCTGCGGGAATAGCAGTAGGCGCAGCTTGAGGCTGAAATTGAATTTCAGTTAGATTGCCGTCACCAAGTTGGTAACCGCCAGAACCATTAGGAATAGCCATGATAAATTTCCTTCAAAAAAAATTATTGATTAACCCCAGAGACGGCAAGCCATCTGTGGACGAATTGTGCTGTAGCCATACAGAACGTCGATACGGCAAGGCATACGGTCGTTGTTGATGTCGTACTGACGAACAACGCGCAAGCTGATACCGTTATGAACTGCGCGAGCAGCCATATCGACACCTTGAGGCAGCAACAAGTCGGCGGTCGCAAAAGTGATCGCGTCTTTGTGATAAATCAAGTTCTGTGGATATTGAGTGCTGGCACTTCCAATAAACACAACAGCTTTGCTGGTGGCAGGCAATGAATCCATAGTAGCCAATGCGTGTGCGCTGGAATACATAGGAGCCACGGTTACTGTAGCAGTTGTGGTGACAGTTGTTGATGCCAAAACCACAAACTGGAACAGCGAACCTGTGGATTCACGGGTTTGCGGATTCACAGAATAACAGCTAGCAATAGTAAACACATCACCAACAGCTAAAAGTTCACCAGAGCCAACAGTCAATGTCAGAGTAGAAGCACCTTCAGTTGTTACCGCAGCACCAGTGGTGTTGCCAGTCGCAGCACGGGTGCCTGTGGTGAACTGTTTGATTGACTGAGACATGTTGATCTCGTCATATCCCAACACGCCAGTGCCCATCATGCCGTTCTTGAATTGCTTGCTGATAGTGTCTGTAGGATTGAACAGACCTTTCATGCCTTCAACCAAGCCAGCGTTTGCCGCAGGGTTAACTGTTGCGTAACGTGGTGACATTACAGCGGCGGCTTCGTTCAGTTTTTGTTGAGCTTGCAACAGAACCAAAGAAGTAGCTGGGGTAGTGCCTGGGGTGCCAACAGAGTTACCGATGGTTTTGTATGCGTTGGCAACATCAGCATCAATGCTAGAAGCCAACTGGCTAATACGAGGCTTCAACACACGTTCTGCAAAATCGTCCAATTGCATGGTCAATTCAGCAGATGTGAAGTTCACGCCGATGTGCTTTTGTGAAGCAACAGACAGAGTTGTGTACTGTTCGTTGTCGTCCTGAACTTGCAGGGCGGCACCGTCAGTTACCAGAGCGCGGTCGGGTAAACGGATACGCAATGTAGAACCAATCTTGGCACCTTCAACAGCAAAGCTGTCGTCGTACTGACGGTTTACGTTACGGGTGATCACCAGGTTGTTCTCGAGAATTTCGAGAGCTTTTCTGGTGATCATGTCGATCGTTAAGATACTATTAGACATGGAAAAAATCCTTCAAAAATTGTTTAGCGGTTGGCTTGCGCTTGCCACTTTTTCATTTGCCTTGCTCGTTCAGCTTCAATCCACTGCGAATCGGTCATGGTCTTGGTAGACCGTGGATCAGTAGTGTCATAAGCTGGGCCTCCAGAAGAGCGAGCAGTGACGGGCGAAATCGGTGCTGGCGCAGACGTGGTTCGTTTCACGGGAGGATCGTTGGCCATTTTGGCCTCAATTCTCCCAATTTCCTTAGCCTGCACGATAGGCGCAAGACGAGAGATTCGTTCCGCTTCCTTGGGGTTTGCTCCGAGGTAGTAAGCTACTTCAGGGCCAATATCCGAGGCGCGAATCGACTCAGCCATCACGTCAGTAATTGGAAGTTTTGGGTTGTATGCGACTTGTTCAAAGTCATCATATTTAGCCCGCGCTTCTTCTTCCTGTTCGTGATAAGCATCAAGAATTGCAGATTGCTGCCGTGCTTGTTCTCGCTGGGCAAGCAGTTGTTCAGCTTTCTGGTAGGCCAATGCGTCTGCATAGGCTTCAGTGCTTTCAAACTGATCGACCGACGGGATCGTTGCTGGCGCTCTTAGCGTTTGCGTTTCCGCTTGGCGTTGAGTCTGCTCTCTTTCCCACTTACGTTGTTCTCTTGCAAGCCTTTTGCCGATTGCTGCATCAAGTTCTTCTTGGGTAAAAACCCGCGATTCTTTTGCTTCATCAGCGACTTCCGGCGCGTTTACATTTGTCTCAGGAGTGGCCGTCACTTCTGCTACGGGCGCGGAGTCTACTTCCGCTAAGGGTTGTTGGACTTCTTCAGTCATTTTTGAATCTCAATGATTCCCTGGTGATCCGCACCAGTACGGGTTTTCGCCATTATGCCGTCAATGCGGCAACTTTGGCTTGGAAATCTTTAACCCGAACATCAAGGCTGGCTTGATCAGCCGTCAGTTTGGCGGCTAACGCATCTAAGCGGGTTTGGTTTTCGCTTTGGCGACGTTCGCGGGTGTCAAAAGTATTTTCGCGTGTGGTCAGCGCGGCATCACGCTCGGCGCTAGAAGTTTCAAACGCCTTAACTTGATTGGCCAAATCAAGCTCGCGAGCCGCAAGTTCGTCGGTTTTAATTTTGGCTTTGTCGTTTTTGTCTTTGGCTGATGCCACCATTTCTGCAGCTTGAGTTTTGGCGGTTGCCAATTCTGCGGCAGCTTTGGCACGGTCAACCACTGCGTCTTGGGCAGCGGATAACGCACCTTGGCGTACAGCTAATTCATCCCGCAAAGCGGCCATAGTGGCCAAATCTACAGGCAACTGTTTGGTGAAATATTCAACGTAATTCAAGGCGGGAGTATCGTTAGAAATGTTCATTTTGGCCTCGTTATGAATAGTAAGTAATGTTTAACTTTGCGCTAGCGGCTTGTTCAATAAATTGAACTTGCGACAGATCGCCGTCGTATTGCAAAGTAACACCGGCTGCCAAAGGCATACCAACAGAAGCTGTAGGTGCCACGCCATCATCACGCCAACGCACAGCTTGGGTTTCGGGGGTAATGATTGCAATGCGGGGGGTGCCTGCCAAACCATTCAAATCTCTAGCTGGTACTGTTAATTTAGACGCCGAACTAAGACTTGTGATCTGCTGGTACCCCATCGTAGAGGTAATTGCTTTGAGGTTAATAGCCATTCAAAATCTCCTTCTTTCGGTAAATGACCGAAGTTTAACCAACAATTGATCTGTGTTAATTGTTACTGAACCATAGGTGATAACGGCATTTTGACCTGTTACGCCGTACGTTCCAAAATCACCTAGTAAAAATCTGCCTTTGGAAAGTGTAGCAGATTGTCCAGTTATGGTATAGACACCGTAAGCCCCCGATAAAGCCTTTGAGCGTAGCAAGGTGGCAGACTGACCAGTTACTGTGTATGAGCCATTGTTTGCCGCTATGGTGTAACCGCCGCCAGGAGGTGCTGTGAATATCCATCCTGAGTTATTGCCGCCATTTGTGGAGTTTGCCCCTGCGTACCATCCTGCCCCGCCCGTGGCTGTAGACCGACTGATTGACAAATAGTCTGCGCTTACAGTACCGCTTGCCTTAGATAGCGTGTGGCTTGCCGCAGTCACCGAGCCAATGGTTATCAAGTTTCCTGATGTGCCTGACAGACTGAAATTGCTGAACGTGCTTGTTGTTGCCGCCGTAAACAGGATAGATGCTGGTTGAACAGTATTTGTAATGTTGCTGAATGTGTTTGAGCCTGTAATGGTTAAAGCACCAGCACCACCTTGGTTGAGTGTGCAATTAAATGTAGACCCATTACCTTGAAAAGATTTAGCGGTTGCGGCAGTCATGGAGATCGTGCCTGTGCCTGTTCCTTCTGTTGTGGTGAATCCTGTTGGATTATTGTTAATAAAAGCATTTGTAGCGGCGGCGGGGCAAATTAATGTTCCCCCATTAAACGTAAGATTTTTTGTCCCTACGCCTGTTGCAAAAGCAGAACCGACAGTTACTGTTTTTCCAAATAAATCTAATGTGCCGTTGGTTAAAGTTATGCTTCTAGTTGACCCTGACGTCAAGGCATCCTGCAATTGCCAAGTACCACCTACTCCATCAAACGTAATTGGTTGGTCTATTGTTTTACCATTTGTAGTTATTTGTTTAATGCCACTTGTTGCGCCAAAATTTAATTGGCTTGGTGTGGCAGTAAGTGTCATTCCCGTGGAAAGTTTTAAATCTCCATAAATAATAGCCGTAGTTGCAGTAGCCGCCAAAGTTCCTGCATATCCAGTAAAATCAATATTTTTTGCCGTGTTAGAGCCGCTTGTTAAAAGCGACAGCGCGTAAGTGCCGCCAGTAAAATTAAAACTGATGGAGTTTGCTTCTGATAATGCACCAGTGCTAACGGTAATAGCAGTAGAGCCTGTACTTGTTACGTTAACTACTTGAGTGCCTGTTGTGGTAAGCCCTGTAGCTGTTGATGTATTCCACACAGTACCTGTACCAGTACATTCAATATTACCTGTACCAAATGCAATTGTTCTAGTGTTTGAGTTGGAAGAACTGAATAAACCTGTGCTTAATGTGTATGACTGAAGGCTTAATGTTCCTGATGTTAATGTAAATCCCGCTGTTATGCTATTTTTAAAATTATCTTGCAAAGTAACAGAACCACTTGGACTGTTAATAGTAATAGGTTGCTGAAAATCTTTGCCAGCATTTGTAATAGTTTGTGTTGTGCGTCCTGCAAAAGTGAGTACGCCATTACCTGTTGAAAATATTCCTGTGCCATTTATCCAATTACCATAAATAAATGGTGCAGTTGAGCCTGTTGCTAACGTCATTGTGTTTGACGTTCTTAGCGACATATCTATTGTG